GGAAAATGCATGCAACTGCCTAAACCCGAAAAAAATACATGACTAAACACGAAACACCGACTTGACGAAATACAGGCCACGCCGGCGCCGGTCATATCGACCGCGTTGTAGAAGGTCTTGAACGTGCCCTTGTCGCCCTGCACCGAATTGAACGTCACAGTGCCGGTGGTCTGGGCGTACTGGGTGCGGAACGCCGCCTTGAGCCAAGTGCTCAACGTGGTGGCGTCGCCGCCGTCCAACGCGAACTCGGGCAGGTTGTCGTTCGACATGTGGCCGAGGTTCGTCCACATGCCGTCGCCCACGCCCACGGTCGCCGCCTCGACGGTGAACTGCTTGAGCAGTGCGGAGGTAATGATGGTCTCGGCCTTCGCCATGAAGATCGTTCCTCGGACGGCGGTCAACACGCCGTCGTCGTGGATGCCGATTTCGTCAGCCATATCGTTTTCCTTTCAAATATGGAAAACCCCGCAGCCGTGCAGGCGTGCGGGGTCTGATTGTGTGATTGATGGTTTTTCAGATAAGGTCAGCCGCGTGGGGACGCGGCCTGTATGCGTTTCGTGGAAGTCCACGCGACGATGCTTTTGGAACTGGTCATGTCTCCGGAAGACCGGGACTCGAAACCGGGATTGTCCACTATCCGCCCGATCTTCCCATAGTCGGTGCCGGGCCGGTAGGGCCATGCGGATATGCAACGGTGCAGCCATCCGCAGATGCGGGCCACCCGTTCCGGGTCACGGCCCAACACCGTCAAAGACAGCGTGTACTGCCATATCCAAGCCTTCAGATTCCAGTCGGGCTGCTCAGGAGCACCGCAATGGTAGAGAATCACGTCATGGGACAACAGGAGCGAATCCGTGGCGGGCGTGACCTCCGGTTGGATGACCGGCCTGAAATCACGGTTCTTCCATTCGACGGCGTCCAGGTAGGCGCGTGTCATGGCGACCGCATCCAACTGTTCCCTTACGGAAAGGTCGAATATCGTGGGGTCAGACATATTTCGCCTCCGACATGATGAACAATCCCGGCATCCAAGCACTCGGGCTTTTGATGCCGTACTTGTGTTCCAGCCACCGATTGAAGTAGCCGAACTCCAAGTGAGAGGCGATCTCGGAACCGTCACGGCCCTTGACGCTCATGATCACGGCGGTATGCGTGCCATGCGCGTGAGTGCTGATGTCGATGCGGTCGGCGACGGACGAATGCTTCGCCTTCACGTCGGCCAGCGCCTTGGCTTTCGCTTCGACCTTCTCCGCCACGGGACGGGTCGCTTCGGCTCCGAACAGTATCGCCATGTCACGGTTCAGCACATTCGCGGGCTTCAAGTTCACGTACCCCATGTGCGGCTACCCTCGGGCGGGACAGGCGGTTTCAACCCGTTGTCCTCGGTCGCGTGGCCGATGCACCTCGCGGTGATGTTCCAATGGTGGGCGGCATCCGAGGCGTGACGCATCTCCATAGGCGGGCCGTCAACCTCGTAACAGGCGTTATCGAGCCAGAACTGCGTGTTGATGTCCCCATGCCATTCCGGCGCGAGAACGATCGCCAACGCATCCTCACGCAGGCCACCGGTCGTTTGCGGCGTGGTGTCCTGCGCCCAGTTCTTGGAAAACGTGCTGTTCTTGTTGATTCGCGGCTCGAACGAGCAGTAACAGTAGGAGGCGTCGCCGTCCGGTACGGTGCCGGAACCGTAGGGCGTCTCATACGGTTTCATCGGCTGCACCACGATCATGTCGCGGTGCAGTAGATCGTCCGTTATACGGGGCTCGGTCTCCACGTCATCGAACAGGTGGGTCTCCTCGGGCTGCTCCCCGTCATACAGGTGGCTCATGGTCAGCCCCCGAAACCGGGGTCGAAGCCGAGGCTGATGTGCCCGCCGCCCTGCGAACTGGTGTAGCCGGCGAGTATGGCCTTCTCGTCCTTGGCGACGAACAGTCGGGGACTGGGATTGTAGCCCGGAGCCACCGGCTGGTCGTCGCGCCGCGTGTACGAGTAGTTGCCGTTCGATTCCGCCTTGTACTTGTACTGGCGGGCGAGACGGAGAACCATGTCGCATACCACGCCGGCAAAATCCGATTCGCTCAGCCTCCGCCTGCGCAGCCGCGCGTACACGTTCGGGCATTCGGCCATGCACAGCAACGCGGCCTTACGGCACTGCTGCCTCACCCACGAATCGGGGAAGCCGGTGTCCTTGTCGAACAGTTCCGGCTCCCCGGTCGCGTTGAGCCGCATGTACTTCAACCAGTCGATGTTGTCGATAAGCGTCGTGGACATGCTGGCTCCTTAAGCTCAGCCGTTGAGGACGGTCGCTTTGAACGTGCTGTTGGACTGGACGAGAACCGGCAGCATCGTGCCGTTCACGTAAGCCTCGTAGCCCGGCGTGGCGGACGGGATGTCGAGAATGGCGCCGATCGGGCCGGCATCGTACTGGCGGCTGATGCCGTACACGGTGGACTGCTTGGCTTCGGCGGTCGGGCCGAGGGCCGTGTATCCGAGGCCGGTGTCGTTCAGGCCGGGCAGCAACAGGACGGTGTTCTCCGGGAAGAAGGAGGCGACGCCGCCCGGCAGGATGATCTTCTGCTGGCGGGCGAACTCCTCATACGTCTCATCAACGAGCAGAACGTCGCTGATATTCGCATAGGAGGAAAGAACGCCACGCACCTGGGCTTCGCCGATGAAGGCGGGCAGCATGTCCGACTGGGCCTGACCCGCGTAGAAGTACTTCATCACGGCGGCGTTCTCCATGAGCGTGTTCATGACCTTGCGGGTCGTGACCATGACGCGCGGGCGGGTGCCCTCGGCCTTGTACACGAGGTCGCTCCATTTGCGCAGGTCCTTGATCGGGTCGCTTTCCGCGTTGGACCACAGGTTGTTGGTCGTGAGTTTGACGGCGAGCGAGGCGTCTCGCGCATAATCCCAGTTGGCGGTCAGGTCCGACTCGTCGATGCCGAGCTTGGCGTCCACGGCGACGGCGACGTTGGCCTTCTCCGTACGGTAGGCCATTTCGGTGCCGAGTCGAGCAAGAGCCTCACGCAGCTCGTCGGAAGCCTCGGAGGCGGTGGCGGCGACACGTCCGGCTGCGATGTCGTGCTCGCTGATACGGTGGCGCTTGCGCAGCGGCAGCATCTCCGTATAGGACTTCTTGCCGCCACCGGTGGTCTTGTCATACGGGGCTTCGGCATCCCACGTCGAATACTTCATTTCCTCGACCTCGAAGCGCGGCTGGTTCGGAATCCAGCTCACGTTCAGACCGGTCGGGTTCATCACATCCGGCAGAATCTTGCCGAACGGCAGAATCTCGCGCGTGGACTGATATGCGCCAAGCACGATGGCCGACGCTTCAGCGGGCGTGATGATGTCCTTGTTGATAAGGGCCATGATGTTCCTTTCGGGTATAAAAAAACCCGCCACATGGGGCGGGTTTCAGAAAACGAATGATTAAGGTCACTTAGCGGCCATGACACCGGCAGTGCGCAGATTGACGAACAGGGTGTTGACCGCAGTGACGATGGCGGCGGCGTCGGCACTGGTTGCGAGGTTGGCGACGTTCGCGGCCTGCTTGACGCCACCCAGTGCGCTTGCAGTGGCGTTGGGCAGTTTGTAGGCGGTGCCGGCAGCGGACGGGGACAGCACCTTCACATCGCCGCCAGCGGACTTGTCGTAGTCGAGGATAAGACCCTCGAAAACGGTGCCTTCCGCCAGTGTGACCGGCAGGTTGTTGCGGTCGATGACGGCCATGTAGCGCACGCCGGCGGTCGGATACTGGTTCTCGAAGCTGGAGCGCGTGAACACCACGTGCTGCTGGCTTTCAAGGAAGCCGGCGACCTTGAGCTGGCGGCCATCGGTGGCGGCCGGGTCATACGGGCCGAACAGGCCGGTGCTGGTGACCTTGGCGACCGGAATGCCTGACTTCAGCCAGGCGTTGAAATCATCCGGGTCGATGGAGGCGAAGTACTTCTTCTCCTTCTCCTTGTCGCCGGTGAACAGGCTCAGATCAAGCTGCGCCTCACGAATGCCATCGGTGATGCGGTTGATAAGCCAGGACTGGTCGTCCTGCGGCACCGTATAGCCGGTGGTGTGAACCATTTCCACGGGGTTAGCCATTGGGGTTCTCCTTACTTTTTGTCGTTGTTGATGGACGCGAACTTGCGCCCGTAATCGTATGCGGCAGTCAATCCGCCACTGGCCGTCGAACCTTGAGGATGAGGCGCCGTATGGCTGTATCCCTCCAATACGGAGGCGGGCAGGGGCTGCTGCTGTTCTTCTTTCTTCCCATCGTCGGCAACCGTTTCGGTCTGCACGGGAAGAATGAACTGGGATGCGTTCTTCGCCCACTCCTCGATGGCTTCGGCGTCCGCATCCTTGGGTGCAAGGGCGGCGAACACCTCATCGGTGAGCTGCGGGTATGCGGCCTGCGCCTTGAGCTTGGCGATCTGGGCCTGAGCCTGCGCGTACTGGTGCTCCACGTCGGCCAACTTGTTTTCCGCTTCGGTGGCGCGCTTCAGGTTCGCATGGCTCTTCTTCTCGTTCTCGCGGCTCATGGCCTGCCACATGGACACCTTGTCGGCAAGGTCGTTGCTGTCGGCCTTCGGCGTGGTGTCGTTCTGTTCGCCCGTTCCGGGCTCACCGTCCACGGTCGTTTCGACGATGGGGGTGTTCTCGTTGTCAGCCATCAGGGATGGTTCCTTTCAACTTGGTTGCTGTTATGCGGCGAGACGGAGCCTCGCCCTGAGTTGTTGCGCGAACGCAAGGTTTGCCGCCAGCGCCTGTTTCAGGTGCGGCGAAGGTTCGAAATGGTAGGTGTGCTCCTCGTAGCGGAAGTGTTCGGCCTTTCCGGTCGATTCGACCTTCCGGTAGTATTCGGTGAACACGTTGGCTCTCTCCAACATTCGTTGAATCTGCTCTCGGGTCATATCCGCGTCGGGCTGATGCCATTCCACGTCCTTGCGTGGCTTGACTTCCTTGGCGCTCAATACGGGGCCTATCTCGCTGTTGGTGAGCGTCAGCACGCGGGTCTGCTTGAGTTTCGCAGCCGTAGTGCCGCCCGCCTCCTTGTAGATGCGTTTCAGGTCATCGTCGTTGAGTCTCAAACCGGGGTCGTTGTCCTCGGTGATGGGGAGCACGGTGCAATGGCAGTTGCCGTGAATGGGCATAAGGGCCGCTATCGAATACACCCTGTCGGCTGCGACCACGCACAAGCCGCACGTGCCCGTCTTGGATAGTTCCGGGTGAATGACTCGCCGGTATCTCGTAATGCCCGACCCTCGGTAGCGTTCCAATGTGGCTCGCGTTCCGGCGATCATGGAATCGGTGTCGATGATGTCCACAAGACGCTCGTTCGCCTCTTCCAGCCACCTGTCAACGGAACGCTGCGCGTCGGCCTCAAGGTTCTCCCACGCGGACGGGCGCAAGTGAGGCTCCTTGCTGGAAGCGTCCCTGTAGGATTCCACGGGGCGGAGCATCATCTTCCACGGGTCCGTGTTGTCCCTGACCACCTCGAACTCCGGGAGCTGCCCCTGCGCGGTGGCGCCGACGAGTCCGAGCGCGATGTCGGCATAGGCTATGCCAAGTCGGCGCATGCGCTCCACGAACGCCATATACCGTGAGGTCAGGTTTGCCGACGCGCCCTGCGTGACGGCATCGTTCCACCAGTCGGCGGGGGACAGGCTCTGCCACATCTTCCATGCGGCGGTCACGTATTCCTCGACCAGACGGGCGCGTTCGCGCTCGTACCGGCTCATGCGCTGGTTGAGAATCTGGGTGATGTCCGCCATCAGAACGTCTCCACGCCGTCGAGACTGGTGACGCTATCGGAAACCCCGTCGCCGTTCTCGTCTCCGTTCAAACCGTTAACGGCGGACTGGGTGGTTTCATCCCAGCCGGTCGCCGGCTGCACGGCGCCCTGCAATACGGGCTGACCGGCCGATTGGTCGGAGAACGTCAACTGGTCGGATATGCGATTCATGTCATCCTCGGCTATGTCCTGGGCGGTGAAACCGAAGTCATGGGTGAGAACCGTGCGGCGTGCCATCAGACCGGACTGGTATTTCAGCTGGCCGGATTGGGCGAGTTCCAGACTGCTCGTGGACACCATGGGCTTCCACATCAGCTCGAAATCGTCATCGGCGGCGCTTCCCTCACCGTTCAACGTCAACGCCATGCGAATCATACGCCCGATGGCCTCGGACGCGAGGGCGTTCAGGTTCTCGACCTTGAATCGCAGCGTCTCGCGCTTCAACTCGGCACCGTTGGCGGAACCCTGCACGTCAGGGCTGAGAATATCCAACGGAATACCGGCCGTGGCCGCGAGATGCTTGATGTCGGCGTTGATGACGTTCTGCAGGCCGTTCAGATCGGTGGTCTGAGATTCCCATATCTCCACACCGTCCGGCAGGTTCCATAGTGCGGCGGGGCCCATGGCGAACCTTTCGGAAAGGTCGATGGGGTCGCCCTCCTGTTTCAGGCCTTGAATGACCTCGATGTCCTCGGGGCCGTATTCAAGGTTGATGTCGCCCTTGATGGCGCGCTGGCGGAACGCCTGCATCATGGTTATGCACAGGCGGTCGAAAATCTGACGGTCGATACGGCGCAGAGTATCAAGAAAAGGCTCGAATATGCCCATGCCGTCCGGCGTTGGCAGTTTGACCACCGGCAGACTTTCACAGGCTAGAGCGTAATCGTAGGTCTCATCGCCCTGTGCCCACTCCCAAGTGTTGCCCGGCTCCCATGCCTTGCCTTCTATGGCGAGCTGTGCCACGGCCTCGTCATCGTCGGGGTCGGTCACCGTGCGTTCGCTCTCGCGCGTGGCGAGCTTGGAATACACGCGTTTGATATTGCCGGCCTCGTCGCGTTCCATGCCAAACAAGCGAATGTTCTCGACCCCCTCACGGGCGTCATAGCTGTAATGGATGGCCGAATCTTCATCATCAGACATGTAGCAGCACCAAGGGCTCCACGCCTGCACCAGCTTCTTCCCGCGCCCCTTGTTCACAAAGCCGTAGGAGGCGCCGTAATCCGCGGTGTCGGGGAACAGGTGGCAGCGCAGCAGCGTGTCCATCATGCAATCCTGGTACATGGCGTCGGCGGCGGTATCCTTCATCTTCTCGTCGGATATCTTGCGAAAACCGTTCGGACGCTGACGGTCGGTCACGCTTTCGCTGATACGGCGGGCCAGATTCAACGTGCCTATCTCGCGCATGGTGCGGTACACGGGAGCCGCGTTCGGGCTCGTGCTGCCGGGCACACTCGTGGAGTCCACAAGCTCTTTGCCGTCCTTGTACTGTTTCAGAACGGCGAGCATGGGAAGTCTGCGACCCCAAGCCGTGGCAAGCTGGGTGAGGTTCCATGCATCCGTATCCTCGACGGTCGCGTTCCTGATGGCAAGCTGCACGTCGGGCATGGGCTAACCTCCTAGTAGATGCGAATGGGCGCGCGACGCCTCTTCTCCTCGGCTATCTCCAGATAGCGGGCGCGTGCGCGGTATGCGAGAATGCCCGCGACGCAGGCATCGATCTTGTTCGGACTGGCCGGGGACTCCTTGAGAATCTTGTAGCCATACGATTTGTCCACCCGGCGCGGATGCCGGAAATGGTTGATGAGTCGCGGGTCGGCAAGCAACGCGATGCTGTTCAACGCGGGCTTTCTGCCTTCAGGCTCCTCATACGGGTAGCGGAAACCTGTGGCCGCGTTCTCCGTGGCCTGATACATCTCGTTCTTCCAGTTGTTCGTATAGAACTTGACGAGATCGCCGCTCTTGCGTGGTCCGACCTTCAGTTTCTTCCCGTAGTCCTTCTCCCAAGCGCCTATCATCGACTCGAAGAAAGCGGCGTCGGCGAAGAAGCCGACCACGTTGTACTTGTCAAGCATGTCCCTGGCGGCTTGGTCGAAGGCGTCACGGTCAACCCTCCACGTGGCCTTCTCCGGCCCGTCAGGGCATTGCTCCAACTTGATAAGGAACAACATGCCATCGGACACCCTGCAACCAACGAGGGCTGTGGAGTCCTTCGACACGGAACCGTCGAAGCCGAGCGTTATCGGCTCCTTCTTGGTGACGAATTTCTGCCAAGCATTCTCAAGTTTGCGGGAACCCAGATAGCCGGCCATCTCGTCCTTGTACAGGACATGGGATTGAATGTCGGACTCCCTGAGCCAAGCGTTCTGCACGCTGGAAAGATTGTTCAGGAAGTAACGAATCGAATCGGCGGGATCGGTGTCCGGCTGGTAGATCTGGTCAAGCTGGCCATCCAACGTCAGCCACCCGTCCTTGGACGGGCCAAGCTCGCCATCGGTCAGCGAATAACGGCCATCGGCGCTCAGCCCGGTCTTGTTCTCGATCGGCACGTCGGTGCCGTCCTTGAGAATGATATGGTCTTTCCCATCGGGGCTTTTCAAGGATTGGCCGTAGGCAATCTCAAGGGCCTTGGTCATCTTCTTCTCGTCCGAGAAGTCCTCCACGTCCAACGTCGCGTACACATGGTCGAAGTAGATGCCGGCACGATGCTTGATTCGTCCTGCGGCCACATCCCACGCATACTTGTACGACGCTTCAGCGATACTGCCCTCGCCGGGGCGGTACATCGTGGAGGTCTCCATCATGAACGTGCCAGCGGTACCGGCACGCTTGCCGAGGTTTCGGGCCACGGTCTTGTACACGTTCCACAGCTTCGGCTGCACCATAAGATGCGTCTCGTCGGCAAGACCACAGGTGGTCAGCTTTCCATCCTGACTGGAGGCACCCGAAGTGATGGGCATGATGATGCCACCCTCGGGAAGCATGATACGGGTCGTGCCCACATCCATGCCCATGCCCTTCCAATCGGACAAGGGGCCGGAATCGCAGTTGTAGTAGATGGACTCGAACACGTTGCCGGCCTGCTGCTCGGAATTGGCCAAGCACACGACCTCGGGCTGGGTGACGGGCTTGCCCACAGGCTCACCCTCGTGATACTCGTAGGTCTCGCCCATGAACGTGTAGGTCTCGCCCTCACGCGCCCAATGGTCGAAACGACAAGGGCCGAAACCCTCGAACATGCCGACGCCAGCGGCTTTGCCCGACTTGTCACGGCCCTTGGCTCGGGAAAGGAACAGTCGGTTAAACTTGCGCTTGCCGTTCCTCTTCAACGCATAGGCGCCGATCATGAACTGGTACTCGTCCAAATCGAAATGCATGGGCAAGCCGATACCGTCGCCACGTCCGATAAGCGTGAACGTCTCAATCCACCACACCGCCAGATGGCCGAGGGAATGATCGTACTCCCATTGCGTCAGCTGGGGAATGATGTCATGCGCCACCGTTCACCACCCTCAACTGACGGCGGCGACGGTCAACGTCCTCCTTCACGGCCTCGCCACGGGTCTCGGGACGTTCCGTGCCTGTACTCATATCATCAGCCTCGATGGCCTCGATCTTCGCCTTGATACGAGCGGCAGGCGTGATAAGAAACGAGTCCTCGCGCTGGCGAATCTCAGCGGCCATCACCGCAGAAGGCTTCGACATACGCCAGTAATCATCCTTCAGCTTCGCCAAGTCCATCAACGAGAACCAGTCGGCCTCCATACCCATGCGCGGAGCCATAGGCCCCGTCTGCATCGACCTGTACCAGCGTTTCGTCAAGTCAAGCCACTCACGCCCATCAGGACGGGTCGCGGGCAAGTCCAGACCCATAACGGTATCAGGACTTTTCAAAACCACATTCCTACCGGCCTTGCTACGACCGGAATGACCATTGCCAGCCATGCTTCAACCCCATTCCGCCCATTCCGGGCACTCCGGGGCCAAGGGGTTCCGCCTACAGGCACCGGCTATGGACTAGAAGTCGGTTCGCCAAAGTCGCCTGACGCGACTTCTCCAAAGGAACCTTCCACTTAAACGCCGGACCATCAGGCCCGGAAGAATCAACATCGACCCGCTTGCCGCACACCGCACACACGCCACCGCATTCCGCGATGACATCCGCGTCGGTGAACGACTCCACCCGAATATCCGGCTCAATGTCCTCGGCCTCGACCTGCTTGACGAACAAGGGGGTTTCGGGATTAGGGGGATACTTCAGAGGGTCTTTATCCGACAGACGCTTGTACTTGCTGCGATGCCTGCCGGAACAGAAAATCTGGTCAACACGAGACGGCTGGAAATAATGGCCGATAGGGCACAAGCGGGTACGAAACGGGATAATCGGACTACCCGCATACCGGTCACGGTCATAATGATGGCGGCACAAGCCGCGCGCATACACCGCATTCCCGCAGCCGGCCACCATGCACACATAGCCGCTCACTGAAACGCCGGATGCGAATACCATTGCTCTTCCTTCCGGCGTTCACGGTTCATGCGCCGCTGCTCAGCGGACTCCTGCGCGGTTTTCTGCGAATGATGGTACTGGCATAAGGCCCACAGGTTCTCGGGCGAATCATCGTCCACGCCGTTCATGGCACGAACCTTATGATCCACCTCGTTCGCGGGCTGGGCGCAGATGCGAGTGAAACCGAACTCGTCGGTCACAGGCCACTGGCACGCGAACCGGTCACGCTCCAGAATCTCATGCCGGATACGCGGCCAATCGGGATTGAACCGCTCCTTACGATGGGAATTTCTCCAACGCACGAAAAACCTCCCAACAGGTAAGGGGGGGCGGAACCGATGGGAGCATGGCGAGCGAGCATTCCAACGGGGTTAATCCAAATACAAGGGAGTTGGTCCACGGACGCACCGGTTCCTAGAGGCAATGGCCGGAATCGAACCGGCGACCTGACGCTTACGAGGCGTCCGCTCCACCAAACTGAGCTACAATGCCACGTCTCCCACTAGAGGGAGAGCTATTCAGTTATTGCCGTACGGCATGGCGTGAAGCCGCCGCCGGCGACTGGCGATGACTGAGAAGCTGTCACCGCCAAGAGCTGCCTCTTCTCAAGGCATCGCATACCCGGGAAGAATCGAACTTCCGTAACCGGTTTTGGAGACCGGTGCCTGAACCACTCGGCCACGGGCATTTGGGGTAGTCAATTGTTTAGGCTGGCTGACATACCTTGACCAGACAGCGGAGAGAATGGGAGTCGAACCCACACGCCCGTAAGGGCAGACTGTTTTCGGAACAGTTGCCGCCGCCAATCGGCTGGCCTCTCCAAGTCTCGCAACGCGCCGCACGAATATAATGCGACGATCTCCGGGCGCTACCCGACGTTCTCTGCGACCGGGACACCCTAGGTATTCAGCCCCAGTCCTAACAACCAGATATTTGGCACTACATTGCGATTGTGGCGGCAGAGAGAATCGAACTCCCATTGCCAAAAGCAGTCGGGTTACAGCCGACGCGCACTCCACGTGCCTACCGCCAGACCCCGATTGTGGCGTGACCCGTAAGTCGTCCACCCCCAGCCCCTACGTAGCAGGCCGGATCGGGAAAACAAAGACCGCTTCATAGAAACGACCTAGGAGACTCCTTCTACGACATGTAGATGAGCTAAGAATTGCGAGGTGGTGGATTGCGTTTTACCACCAACGCCGAGCATGTGATGCACTAATTGTGTACCGCTGTAGCGTTCCTCGTCACACTTCCCCCGCTAAAGGGCGCCGCTAAGCCGTGACGCAGCCTTAACCCGGCATACATGCAATCCGGGTTTATTCAGCCAACCTCATAAAGCATCAAGGGAGCGACCCCCAATGCCTCGCGGACGGTGAGAGATTCGAACTCTCGGAACCCCGATGATACGGCGTTCGGCGGCTTAGCAAGCCGCTGCAATCAGCCAGACTCTGCCAACCATCCAAAGGCCACACCCGCCGGTTCAAGAAAACGGCATCAACATAACGAACCCGGAAGAGACATCGCCGAAGCTATATCTCAAAATTGTTGTGTTGATCTGATTCAAACGGGCGCAACCAAGCAGATAAAAGAAAACCCCGCGACTGCGGGGCCTCGTCTTGTCAGGGACCTGAGCTTCACTCCATTCCCCGACAATCTATCTACACGACAGTTTACTCATAACAAGCGTTGCGGCAAGCGTTGCAGTGAAGAAAATGTGAAAGAACATCACTCATCACAGAAACGAACGGTTTTTCCACAATAGCCCCCAATCGCATCCAGCGTCAGAGCTAGAGTCGCAGCGGCCCCGCGTCTTGCCCGTGGGTACCCTTCCCTTGGGGGTGGGGTGTATGTGTCGGCGTGTCGTAGTGTGGCGCGTGGTATGTGCGCGGTCGTATGCGGTTGTGAGTATGGCCGTGTCTGTGACGCGGCTATCCGCGTTGTCTGGGTGTGAGTGTGGCGTGGTCGTGGCCGTCTGTGCCGTTGCCTGTCTATCCGTCCGTGTGAGTCCGTCACGTGGTGGTTTGCCTCTATGTCATGCTTGTGTGTGGGCGGAGAATGATAGTCGTGTGGTGTGGTTTGTCAAACTTGGTGTGTCGTGACTCATGCTTGCGTTGTTGAGTGTGGTTGGCTCAGGTTTTGTTTTTGATATTTCTTATTGAGAATATTCTCGTTAAGCCTTTATTTGGTATATAAGGTATATACCCGCGCTTTTACGTCGTGAATCGTAAGTTTCGACACGCCGAGGAATGCTAGTGTTTCCAATGGTTTTAAACTTTCCGGATTATCCGGCTTGACATTCCCAATTGGGAATACCTATGATGGAGCCAACAAAACAAACGAACACTAAACAGAAACGAGGTAAACGAGATGAAGAAGCTAATCACGGTAGGCAAATGGACACTAAGCCAGACAGAAGATGGTCGCAAGGTGATTACGCACCAAGGCGTCTCGGCGGCCTTTATGGTCAGGCTCAACGGGACTGATTTAACAATCATCCCCCGAAACGTCAAGGCCATTGCCGGTGAATGCATAAGCGAATATCTCAGTGAGACTCAGGAAGTTGCGAACTTTGCACACGCGGTACGCGGATACTTCGCGGCTAGCTGAGAACACAGCGCGGCCATAGTGGCTGAGCTGGGGTGCAAGTCCCCAGTCGCGCACTTAGTTCCCACTGCCTAAACCTCATTGTGAGCAGAGGGTAATCAGGCGAACGTGATGATTGATAATTGAATAGTGTTGCCGAATGCCGGTTACAGTCTGCATAGTGAGAGTGTGTCAAACAAGACTGCGTAAATGGGTTGCGCCTACCGACGTTTAGCCATGTGGCTAATGAGGATAAGAGAAGCAAGGTGAAGGCCTTGCGAGTAGTGCGCGGACCCCTGAAAGAATGGGGAGCGATGGCATCAGAAACCGCGTCTGCGATAGGTATAATTGGGCCCACTGGACTAGAGATAGCGAGGTGGGCAATGGTTGACAATTGTATTAGGGAGTACCGAGTCAAGCGTGGCTGGACTCAGCAACAGTTAGCCGACAAAGTAGACGGAGTTAATCAACCGCGTATTGCCGCGTGGGAAACAGGTATTAGAGATTTTGGTGATACCTCTCTCAACGTCGCAATCAAGGTGGCTAACGCGCTCCGCCTATCTAACCCACGTCGCTTACTGGAGGCTCCAAGCGAGTCGAAAGAAAACACTAGCGAAAGCTAGGTGTGTGCCCTAATCAATTCTTCGCCTGACTGTGGGCCTTGTACACAGTCGGCCTAGCTCACTGGGTTTATCCCATAGTCTAGGCACTCATAGCGTGTCCCAAGGTGGACGGGATACGCTGGAACCTGTTATATCGAAAGGTGGTGAGCCGTGCCGGTTGGCGATATCGTCGTTGACCCGCGTATCCAGACTCGACATCCCGACGTGTCCGCTGATTCGGTGCGCGTGGCATGGTCGAACGTCGTGCGGTTTATGGCGCGTGAGGATACCGACCCGTTGCGTTATGTGGCGGTTGGATACGACGAGTACGGGCGTTTGCTGGAAATGGTGGCGGTACTAGATGAGTCGGATCGTTGGCATGTGTTCCATGCCATGCGTGCGACGCCGAAGGTGCTGCGGGAACTGAAACTTTTGTAAAGGAGGAAGTGTCATGTCTTTTGTTGCGAAGGGTGGCCGTGTGGTCACTGATGACATGTTGGACAAGTGGGCCGACGATGCGGATAACGGCGAGTTCGGCGGAAGGCCGGGTGCGGTGTATTCCGGGCCTGTCGTTCCTGTCGCTCAGGCGGATGCTGTCAGTCGGACGTTTTCGTTAAGCGCTGACATGTCGGCCATGTTGGATGCCGTCGCTAAACGTCGTGGCGTGTCCGCTGATGACATCATGCGGCACGCGCTGGTGCGTGAGTTCGCGTCAGTGTGAGCTGTTCGGCGTGCTGGTTTTCCGACACGCCGATTTGTTTAAACCAAAATGATACGTTATGATATCAATTATCAAGCCCAATCGGGCAAGACAAAAGCAAGTTTGAGAACTTAACAGTGTTTCCCTACATGCAAATGATACATTTTGCTGTCATAATTGGTTTACCTACTACTAGAGAAAGCGGGTAAGCCTATGGGACTTAAGGAACTGCGCAAACAAGCCGACTTAACACAAGTTGAGCTAGCCAAGCGCACTGGAATAGCGCGAACAATCATCAGCAGTTATGAGACCGGGCGGCGAGACGTTCGGAACATGACTCTTGAAAACGCTTTGAAGATATCCAGTGCACTCAACTGCCAACCGAGCGACCTGATGCGTTAAAAGAATGCGGCTAAGTAGCGCCAACTACCTAGCCGCGTGCCTTAAGTTGAAAGTTCTCTAACCAATCAATCAAATCGAGGCTGTGCTATCTTAGCACGCCTCACATGGAAGTGAGGAACCATGCGTAAAATTCTGGCGGCTTCAGCCGCGTTAATCACACTTTTCACCCTGTCCGCTTGCGGTAGTGATACCGCGAACATCCCGCAATGTGAGAACGAAGACGGCTCGGGTCAAGCTGGACTCTGCTACTGGGATAGTGCTCGAATGGGCAACGGACGCGGTACCGGCCTGTACATCTACCAAGACGGCATTCTAATCGACGAACGCTACTAACTTTCAATCAGATTCAATCAGTCGCGCGGCTGTCTCCGCGCTTCATCAATTCAAGGGAGATTCACAATGTGTGTGGAACTTGTTTTCAGGATTAACGTTGACTGGCATAGGTCACGCATGTGGGGGAGTAACCCGCGTGCCGAAGTCTGGGCCAACCTCGCCGGCATTCGCGGCGACTACACTAACGGTACCGTGTCAGGCTGTGGATACGACAAGGAGAGTGCGGCAGTTGATTTAGCGTTGAAAGATAACCCGCTTATGCAGACACTCATGATGTGGCCGAAACTGAACGTGAACACCGGTTATAGTGGTCAGGTCACGCGCGTAGTCAACAAACTCGATTACGGGTATGAGCTGTGCTTTGGCGGCATGGGCATGAGTGAGTTCCTGGACTTCATGCGCGGCAATGGGTTCGCCGTTGAGGAGATGCACGGCGATATGTTCGACGGGTACACGTTCCGGCGTGACATGCCCGAATCTTTCGTTAAGACAGTTTGACTGCGATAGCGCGGCGCATTAATCCGCGCTTCCCGCCCATTCGGGCAATTTCAATCAATCAAACCTATAGATCCTATATCACACTAATGGAGGTGTGCCATGCCTGAAGAAATACTGAATCCAAGCGACTTCCACGTTGGCTGGTCGGCCCAATCGTTGGCCGGCGACATCTACGTTATCGTCAAAGCCACTGACAAGACGGTGACGTTCGATAAATACAATACCGTCTGGCTTACCGTTCGGCGTGTCCGGCGTAAGCGTTTCGAGTGGATTGAAGGAGGCTACTTCAAGGACGGTGCATTCACGTTCTGGCCGAGTAATTTTTTCCCGCCTGAGAACGTCTGCAGCCGCAACGATTTCATCCAATCGCATGAGTTTAAGGCGGTGGCATGATGGCACGCTACTTCTACGCTTTCCGCTGGGCTTATGGTATCGGCGCGACATGGGATGACGGGTCATGGCCGGGTGAGCTCTACGTGTTCGAGTCGAGGGCTGAGCGTGACGCTTGGGTTGCCGACGACGTGTTTGATGGCAATTGGCATTGTGAGGCCATCACGTCGAAAGAGGCGCGTCATATCATGGCCGATACTGTTATCGGTTTTGATAATGATATGGCCGCACGGTACGACGGTAGCCGGTCGGCTGTCGAACGGTACGCGCCTACCGCCGAATTGGTCAGGGCATGGCGGCGTATCGGCATGCAACTTAACCCAGTTGCGTATATGGGTGAGTGATCGACCATGATTGACCATTACCGTTGCAAGTCGTTTCCCGTGGCTGTTGCCACTCAATCGCATTATGAGGCCAAAGGTTATCCCGTGGAGCTAGTCCCGTGGGGTAGGGGCTACATGGTGCGAGTCCATCGTTAATAAATCGTTGTGGGGCATGGCGTTGTGGCCGTGCCCCTCTTGTTTAAGGGAGATTCAAAATGTCCATTACCGTTAAAGATGTTGCCGACATGGTGGAACGTGTTGACGAAAAACTATCGCCATTGACGCGCTATGACGGTTTCCAACCCTATGAGGGCATCTATCGCCTTGGCGACTGGGGATATGTGACGGAAACCGAATATAACAAGGCTTTCGAGCATGAAGATGGTTGGGCGCAAGACGCTTACATTTTGGACGGTAACGGTGTGAGCCATACCCGCATTAGTCAGCTAATTAACGAAGACGATACCGGTAAGGCAATTTCCGATTACATCAATGAGCGTTTCAACAATGACCAAATGGACGACGTTTTCTACACCGAAGCCACCGAAGAGGGTGAATGCTGAGAGTCTTCTAGCCGCCTACTCATTCCAGAAAATCAATCAAAATCGAATCTTTACAAGTGAGGTAAACCAAAATGAAGAAGCTGACCAATGACCCGTCGCGTAACGTGAATGCCGTGAGCGGCATGTGGGTGCGGTTGCGCAAGGATGGCTCGAAATATGATGTTCGGTATGTGAACGCTCGGGTTAGACGAGTCTGGTCACTTTCCCAGACTTCGCAGGGCACGGCGTGGAATGTTCAGGCCAAGGGAGTCCAGTATGAGGACTTTTTGAATGGCATGAGGTCAAGCTCCGTTGACCTTGAGCATGGTTGGATGCTCATACCCGATTCCGAGCGTATGAAGACAGTGCCGGTGCCGGTACCTACCGGAATGGACGCTAAAACGGTTGGCGGCATTGTCGCGCACCCATCGATCGATGCAAACTGGAAGTGTGAGGAGGAACGCTTCACGAGCAATGTTCAGTGGCCGGTGCCTATGCCCGAGGACGCGATATTGGAAGACGAGTTCATGGATGATGAACCCGCGCCGGATACACAGGAGATTCCCGAAGTGCCGCCGAAGGTGAACAGTTTCGCCGTCTCCTATTGTACGATGCCTGACCTGATGATGGCTAAGGAATGCCCCGAATTGCAAGGTTTGGGCCCTATCCGTCACTTCCGTACCAGCAAGGGCCGCAAGGTGGCCTACGTTGCTTCGGCCAATGGCAGGTGCGTTGTCGCCTACCGTGCCCGTTATGAGCGTGGCAGTGACAGGCAGTTGGAAAAGGCGGTGGCCGATTACGTGGCTACCGTCCGCGACAAGTGGGTTAAGGCGGCGTGACATGAGCGAGATTCGGGAGAAAGCCGTACGCCTGTTGTTGCAGGCGGCTTACGAGATGGCCGCCGATAACGCGGATAGCGTGGCGGATATCTTCGACTGCCAGCATGGTTTTATCGATGATTTACGCCGTCGTGCCATGCTGAAGCTGGACAAGCCATACACCGCGCCGGACTTCGATACTGCGGAACAGCAGATAGCCGAAACCGGTTTGTCGTTGGACATGCTCGACAAGAGGGCGCGTGAGGCGTTCTCACAGAAGTATTCCACCACGTATGACCGGTATGAGTGCGCTATCGGCTGGTGCATCGACGACATGCTGGGGTGGGAATGATGGAAGTCAAGATACCCACTAGCAAGATTCGTGAGGTTCTGGAGTCCTCTGGCTATGCGTATACGCCGGATAATATCGCGGCGGTGTGCGCCAACATTCCGCTTCACACGTCTGATCTGATTTTGGCGGCATTGAACGCCACCGATTTACCCGACAAGCGGTTTGCTTTGCCGCTGTTCTAAGTTCTTGCCGTCCAGCTTTTTCCTCACTTCCGCTGGGCGGCAACCCATTTTTTGCTACAAGCCAAATCAATATTTCTTTAGGAGATTATTATGAGCGCTTCAATCAAGCTCACCGTTTATGGCAATTCGACGCCGCTGAAAGGCTGGAGGCATGAGGATACCGTGCATACGTGGCTGTATCCGAATGCCACTTCGGATATGGTTGACATGCTGGACGCGCTGGAATCAGGTGTCAGCCATGACGATGGCTACGATGAATGCGACTATTTCTCGTTGGATGATTACGACGAGTTTCGGGATGGTCTCACACCCGAGTGGCGCGAAGTGTTCCCCGCTTTGCCTGACAATTGGGTTGGCAGTGACGCTGAAATCAGAATCTACTGGTGAAAACTCATATCTCATTCCTAACCCAATATGGTATATGATTGATACCATCTGTTAACCATTAAGGAGGTTGTTATGGGTAAGCTGGTAGCCAATGTCGATGATGACGTCAAGGCGCGCGCCGCCGCGCTCTACGATTCCATGGGCATGAGCCTGAGCACCGCCGTCAACATGTTCCTACGCCAGTCTCTGGTGGACAACGGATTGCCGTTCAAGCCGACGCGACACACGCCGGACGGTTATCCGGTGCCGCCTGTTCACAATGCATACATGTTCGAGCGTTCGGAGAAGGGCCATGTGATACTGCCCGCCGATTGGGATGATTCGGAGGATGATGTCTATGACCAGTACGCCAAATGAACCGCGCCTGTATGACGTGTGGCTGATGTGGGTCGAGTTTCCCGACCATCCCGGTATCGGGAAGCCGCGTCCGGTGGTTATCACCGAGGTTGACGGCGATCTGGTGTCGGGTATCGTGGCGAAGATAACCGGCAACACTGATTGGGATGAGGCCGGTGACGTGCCGCTGCTCGACTGGAAGGCCGAGGGGCTGTTGAAGCCGTCGCTCGTGCGCTGTTCGCAACGCTTCTACTTCAACAGGAGCGAACTGCTACAATGGTTCGGACGACTCTCGTTGAGGGACGCGGAGCATGTTAACGACGGGTTGAAAGCCACATTGGACATTCCACCATACAGGCGAAGCGTATAGCCGTTATCGTTTTCATGCCTCATGGACTTGTTCTATGGGGTCATTCTTATAGAAACCATCATTTAGAACCGCATCATAGGGCTTTCTATGGTGCGGTTTTCACATAAATCAGCATTTAGACGGGACTTTAGAGCTGTCTATTGTCCCGTTAATCGTTTTACCGGACAATAACAAGGGAGTTTCCATCATGGATGAAGAAACCGAAGTCTACACGATTTACCAGCGCGTGACGCAGATCGAGAAGCGTCACGTCACCGCGCCGAAAGGCTTGACGTTCAACCAGTTGAGCGACTGGGTTGACGAAAACGGCGTTGGAGACCTGTTGGACATTGACGAACTGGACAACGATATGGTCAGCGCCGATTACGAGGACGGCTCTCATGTCAAGAGAAAGTGGGCGAATTGATTACCGCAATCTACCGTTATGAGCGTTTCGACCCCGCCACCAACACCGAGTTGTGGCGGCGTATACCACGCTGGGAGCTGCGTCTCATATGGCTGAAGGCATGGCTTAAACGCGATAAGGCGGCTCGAATCTCTTACGGGGCTTGGCTGTACGCCAATGCTTCAGGCGGCGGGCAATGGTTGGCCGCTGACATGTTGGACTGGAATCAGGAGGTAATCAATGGACGCTGAACGTATGAGAGCCGCCTTGCATGAGGTGTGGAAATACTATGACGAGGCGGGGGAGAGCGGGGAGAACTATGTGCTTGCCCCCGATAATCTCGCCAAGTTCGCCGCCGACCTATGCAAGGAATACCAAAATCTTGATACACAGAAAGCCATAGGACTTGTGGCCTTCTGGGAATTAGCAACCATACCCAAGGAGCTATTATGACTGACTTTGACACGCTTTTCGACGCGACCAACAATGAGAGCGGAATCATCGTATTCCCCAACAATGACGTGATTATCGGCAATTGGACGTATTCGGGGCATGGCGTCCCCCGACTCTCCCCGTTCGGTGACGCGCTCGTTTCCACCGGCACCATCGATAAGGCTGAGGATAAAGGCTTGGTCAATATCAAGGATTATCTCACCGGATTGGACGGTTTCGACATCGTTTATGACAGGAATGATGATTACCCGCAGATCAAGGCCGATGACATGGCGAGATTGTGGGAGATCGTCAACAATGACGAAACCCTACGGGTGCTTGCCCCAGTCGATTGGAACTAGTGCGTGTCCGGTGCTAATTGACGGGCGGTTACCACGAGTAAAAAAATGACGATGCTAATAACTGATAACCATAAATGTGGGCCCGATTATACAAGAAAACCCGTGGAGCACTCGGAATAGAGTCGTTCCACGGGTTTTTATTATTGAGACTGTTAGAAGCCGCCACTGCCTCTCATGGAAACACACTAGGACGGCATTCTTATTCCCGGTAATCGTCGTAGATCTCAATACCGATGGGATACTCTGAGTAACCGGTGTCCTGCACGACGATACGGCCTTCGTTCGTATAGACGGTCAACGGGTCATCGTCCGTGATCCACTTCTTCTCGATGCGGGAGCCTTTCTCGGTGACTCCTTTACTTAGTTGGCGTTCAAACGGTTCGTGGACTTCCACGAGACGAGCGTTCTTGTAAGGCGAGTCATTAGGGGAAAAGAGGTAATTAGTTCGGTCGATGATGTAGCTCATTGTTCCTCTTCTGTTGTTTTAACGGCATCGGCCAGGAACTCCATAACGCAGCGGAACAGTTCGGATTGCACGTATGCGACAAGCTCATTTGAGACCGTCATGTGCTTGCATGCCTTGGCCTTGTGTCGGTATCCGAGAATCTCGGCGTTGTACAAGCCCATCGCAGCATGCACGCATTCATGGCTGACGATATGCGGCAGCAGGTGTTCGCGGCTCAAATAGATCACGCACATGGGGGAGTTCCCGTATTTCACCACATTGGTCTGCGTGTCGATTGTCGCGGACTGCATGAGGGTGATTCCGGCTGTACCGTTTTCGAACGCGGCATCTCCAATCGGCCTGTCGAGGTCATCGGATTCGATGGAGGATTCCACCGAGTCGATGCAGGCGGCTCTCCGCATGGTTTCCTCGGTATCGTACACGCGGACTTCCACGCTGACCTTGTGCGCGAACTCGGTCAGGTCGATGATGCACCTCTGATGGGGAAACAGCGTCTCAGGTTCCTTGGTCAATGTTTTCTCCGATTCTCGATGATGGCGACGGCCCCCCAGTAGGAGCGTGAACAGGATGATTGGGATCGCGCTCATTGCCCGCCGTGAATGGTTTTGCGCGCATGGTTCAGCTGCTCCGTCAATGCGGGTGTCATTGCGGCCAAATGCAGCGAAGCGGTCAGCATGTGCACGATCATGTAGCTGGCCCACGCATTGCAGCAGGCGATCATGCCCTGCTGCCTGAATGGTCGTCATAGTTCCCCCTTGGCTTTGCGCGTGTAGTATTCCTCAGCGGTCAATAGTTCACGTGGGTGGAGGCATTCGACCATTTCGTGCCATGAATAGAATGTACGGCAATGACTCGCTTCTCCGTCGTACCATCCCACGCTTAACGGCTGAACGGGCTGGCCAACCCTATTGAGAACGAGAAGGATTCGACACCAGCCAAAAGAGGTTTTCAGCCAGTATTCACCTGAATCAAACGGCATGTAATAGCCAGCCAGCCCAATCTTCTTAGGCGCGGGACGGGTGGCATAGGCGAAACCGAGGAGCGAGACCACGAGCATAGCTGTCGGGCCTGTCTCGAACCAGTAACGAACTTTACCTTCATTGTCCCGGACTTTCCGCCCTCCCCAACCGGCGCAGACTCCAGAAGTGCCTACCTCAGCCTGACACTTGTTTTCCGTAAAGCGGATGAACTGGTACACGTTCGTACTGCCTTTGACGTGAATCAGGTCGCCGGGCTGTAGGTCTTCCCATGCGACGCGAATCTTCTTGCTCACCTGTGGTCCTCCTTGCCGATATCGCTGAATCGTGTGTAAAGCCGGTCGTTCACGACATACGTGTTGTAATCATCCTGTTGGATGTACCACCAGCGGTTTTGATGGCCGGCCTTCAAATACTCCTCGCACGTGTGGTCGATAGTGTTGTCGGGGTTGACCTTCTGCCTGAACGACAATTCATCAACCACGTTGCTATCGGCCACGAGACCGGCTATCCGGTCGATACGCTCCGGCGTGAAATCGGGAGTGACCACGTACACGACACGCACCTTCTGACCGTCGAACCATTTGCGGGGCAATGCCAACGCCACGTCATCGGACAAGCTCGTGGGACGCATGTGATACACCACGCGGCTGAACCTGACCTGCTGCATGACTTGAGCCACGTTGCGTCCGCATTGGAAGTAGCTGGTGTGCATCTCGGTTTCCGTAAGACAGTCTCCGGCCCTGCGTATCGCCTCCCGGTAGAAGGCGACACGTTTCGACGCTTCCGGCTCGCGCATGGGGAACAGGGGGTCTCCGCCGCCGCTGAAGCTCAGGAACCTCATGGGGTGGCGTTCGCTTTCACGGCTGATGGTCCGCAGCGTGGCCTGCATGTCCGTCACCGGCACGTTCAATCCGGTTTTCCTTACGATGCAGTAGGGGCATGTCCAATGACAGCCGAAATTCGTGATAACCGAATAATGTCCGTTCATTGTGTTTCTCCGATCAGTTGTTCCATTTCACTCACGTTGTCCTGCTTGCGTTTCAACGCCACGCAACGACGTATCCACTCGCGTTTGCGCTTATAGACGTTTGTTATCTCCACATTGCTCAACAGTTCGTTGCATGAGCAGACAAGCTGGGGAATATCCGACTCCGAGTCCGTTTGCACGACGGGTTTCTCCCCGCAGGCGGGGCATTCGGGAACCGGCTCGTCAACCACTGCCTTCAACCGTCTGCAACCGGTATTCCACTTCTGAACACTCTCGTCTTCAAAAAACGAGGCGAACGAAAGGATGCTTTCGACGTGATCGCACCATTCCAAGAGCTGCCACGAGTCTTTTTCCAGCCAGTAGTCGCGGTAGTTGCGGGTGACGCACACATGCTTCAGTTTGGGTACGAGTCCGCAGATGGGGCATGGTTCCACTACCGGTGGTTCAGGTTCCGGTTTTTCGACCGGTTCCGGCTCCTCCAAGTGCAACAGTCGTTTCAGCCGGTTCACATGCCCCTCGATTCCATCGACTCGTTGAACGCCTTCTGAAACGCTTCAACACCGGCTCTAACGGCCTTTTCGACGGAACCGTCGGGCGGCGGCATCACGGTCGCGTGCGCGCATGGTCGCATGTCGTCACCTATAAACACGCTGCCCGGTTCCAGTTCGCCCACCACCGGGACTTCCACGGTGAACGTGGCTAGTTGAAGCGCCTTGGAATACAAGCCCAATACCACTTCCGTGGTACCAAGATTGATGCTCATTGAGTAATCTCCCTGTGTCCGAGGAACTTGTTGACGAAGAACGTCTGACCTTTGCCCGTGACTTTCGGTGTCTTGTTGATGGTCGTGTGACCGTCCGAGTGAACCACGGTGGTTTCCTTGATCTCGAACAATCCCAATTCCATAGATTTCTGCGTGGGCATGTTGCGAGAGCTGCCGGTTTTCATCAGCCATCCGTTGTCCCTCAGCCACGCGAACAAGCGCGTGCCGCCAATATCCACGCCATTGCCTTTCAGGACTTTCGCCAAGTCGCCCACAAGGATGCTGGTCTTCGAGGTTTCCACAGCGTCAGCGAACAATGCCTTGGGACGCATCCGTTCGACCTGTGCTTGGGCCTTCTCTTTTTCCGCCCGCTCCTGTTTGATTTGTGTGGCAAGCCGGATAAGGAAGTCGGGTTCGGTGACTGCCTTTTCCAAAGTCGATTCGGTCATGTACGCACCATGCCTGCGAATCGATGGCAGCACCTCATGCGTCACCCAACGCTGGAACTCTTTGGCCTCCGACTTGCGGGACTTCATCACCAGACGATAAAGACCAGGCTCACTAATGATGGTCTTATTCGGATTGCCTCTGGTATTTCCCTCCGTAATTCGGAGGGTATTCATCTCGTCGGAATCAAGGCTTTCTCCGAGATGATTGGTATCGATGCCGAGGATGTCGCAGACGTCCTTGGCGACGAACCAGGGCTCCCCCGCCTCGTCGGTCAGGGTACGCAACGCAGCGTTATTGAAGTAAAACTGTTGGATTTCGTTGTTCATTCCTGCTCCTTTACTGGTTTCAGGTTCGTGATTTCGCCCGCGTCGTTGAAGATGACTTGATGGAAGTGGAAGCCTTGCGGTTGTTCTTCGAGGAGACCGTTCACCTGCGGGTCGGGCCATTTTGGGGTGGTGTTCATTCCGTGTCTCCGATGCGCGCGTTGATGATGCGGTTCATGAGTTTGTCTTTATCGGTTGCAGAGTTCGTCGTATCTGGTGAGTAGCTCTGATTTCTTGTAGGTGATTGTCTTGCCGTCTTGACGGTCACCGCATACCCCGTAGAGTTCGGTGAACTTGTCGATTCCGAGGTTGAGGAATTTTGCGGCCCATCCTTGTTGAGGATTTCTTCTATGATGATTTGCCTGTCTGTCATAATGTGCCCTTTGGTTCCGGCTTGTCGTCTGGGCAGTAACGGCTGATGAAGTACGTCTGGCCTTTGCCGGTGACCTTCGCGGTACGGTTGATGGTCACGTGGCCATCCGAGTGGGTGACCGCTGTCTCTTTGATTCGGAACAGTCCCAAGTCCATGGCCTTCTGGGTTGGCACGTTGCGGTTCGAGCCGGCCCTGCCCAGATACCTGTCCTGTCGGAGGCTCTCGAACAGTCGGTTTTGGCCGATGTCCAAACCGTTCTGGCGTAGCATCTTCGCCAGTTCCCCGATCAGGCACGTACCGTCCGACGCGGCAACGGCGTCCGCGAACCGTGCTTTCGGCTCCAACGCCTTGATATGCTCGGACTGTTCGGCGATGCGCTGCTTCTGCGCCTCCATGGTGCGCTGGCCGATCATCACGGCCTTCGCAAGGATAGTCATGTTATCATCCGCGTCCGTGGTGGGAATGTAGCCGCCTGTCCTGCGAATCTGCGGCAGCACCTCGTGAGTCACCCAACGTTTGAACTCGCGAGCCTCGGGCTTGCGGCTGCGTAACACGAGGGAGTACAAGCCGGACTCGGACACGAAAACGGGTGCCTTGCCGCCGTT